TGTACTTGTCATTGCCGTACTGATAATGGCATTTAAAGCACCTACATTGGGTGTTTGTGCAAAGATTGGTGTTGCTGTGACTGCCATTTAAAAACCTCCGAAATTGTTTGATAAAAAGATATTGCTACCTGAACTACTACCACCACCACTTCCAGAAGCATTGATAGTAACGACACCTGTTCCACCTGAAGGGCTAATTGTTATATTTGTTCCAGCAACAATTTGCGTTACACCAGAAGAAGCATTTGACCATGCAGGAAGACCTGAAACAACAGTTAAAACTTGTCCTGATGTGCCTATAGGCAAACGAGCCGCTGTTCCAGCAGATGCTTCATAAACAATATCTCCAGTTGTAGTCAATGGCGTCAAAGCATTGTAAGCCCCACTTGCTGTTGTTTGCCCTGTTCCACCGTAAAGAATACCAATCGGATTACCATTCCATGTTGCACTGGTTATTGAACCAGAGTAGCTCAACGTATTGGTTGACCAAGATACGTTGGAAGGTGCTTGGAAGTGATAGTCCCATGAGCCTGCCGCAGTGCCATTTGCAGTCAAAACCACATTTACATATGCACCAGACTGAACTGTTACTACAGTAGTAGATGAGTTATTTTGAACAACAATCGTTCCAGAAGTTTGATTGTTATTAAATGTGTATGTTGCTCCAACTGGCAAAGTGGTTGCATTGGGTAACTGATATGTTTGTCCACCAGATCCAGTAACTACCCAGTTAGGTGTTGAACTAGCAGTAAGAGTGGTTGTGGTGCCAGCGGCGGCTACATTCGAGTACCCCAAAAACGCAAAGTTTGTCGTCAAGTTTGCATTTGAATCACGTAAAACTACGCTATTTGCACCAGATGATGACGTAACGCCAGTACCACCAGAAGCAACAGGTAAAGTACCAGTAGTAAGAGCCGAAGTTGAGGTTGCATAAACTGCCCCTCCAGAGGTAAATAAAGTAAGTCCAGTACCACCATTTGTGGTTGCAAGCGTACCTGCTAGGGTAATTGCACCTGTTGTGCCTGTACTTGGTGTGAATCCTGTGGTTCCAGCACTAAAGCTAGTAACGCCACCAGTAGAAGCTTGCCAAGAAGCAGTTGTACCATTTGACGTCAGTACATAGCCATTTGTTCCAATACCTAGTCTTGTGGCACTGTTTGTACCATTACCAATGATCAAGTCACCAGTTGTTGTGATAGGAGATAGATTATTAAAGCCTGCAGAGGCTGTAATTGCATTTGTACCACCATTGGCGATTGGCAAAGTACCAGTCACACCAGTAGTTAAAGGCAAGCCTGTGGCGTTTGTAAGCGTTCCTGAGCTTGGTGTGCCTAAAGCTCCACCATTGACTACAAAAGCACCTGACGAACCTGTATTGACAGCTAAGGCAGTCGCTACACCAGTTCCTAGACCACTAACTCCAGTAGAGATAGGTAGGCCAGTAGCATTGGTCAAAGTACCAGATGAAGGGGTTCCTAATGCTCCGTTGTACAAAACAACTGCACCTGCTGACCCTGTGTTGACTGCCAAAGCTGTTGCAACACCTGTTCCAAGGCCACTTACACCAGTGGAAATGGGCAATCCTGTGGCGTTAGTCAAAACAGCAGAAGAAGGCGTTCCAAGGTTGGGAGTTACCAAGGTAGGACTTGTGGACAAAACCACGTTTCCTGTGCCTGTGACTGAGTAGGACGTTCCCCAAGCTGAACCTGTGGAGTTCGGAATACCAGCACTTGGGTACACCATTCCACCACCACCAGTAGCGTTCAATGTGCCACCAGAGAAGGTCAAATTTGTACCAATTGTGACGTTGCTAAAACCACCAGAACCGTTTCCATAAAGGATGGAGGTTCCAGAAGTAGGTGGTGCGTAGTCAGTTCCTGAGGTAGCAGAACTAATCGCTGTGCCATTACCCTTTAACAAGCCAGTAATGGTCGTAGAAAGCGTGATTGCAGGTGTTGTAGTACTGTTGGCTACAGTTCCTGCAAAACCGTTTGCAGAGACCACAGAAACTGATGTAACAGTCCCAGAACCGCTAACAGACGTCCATGTAGGTGCACCTGATCCATTACTTGTTAAAACTTGACCAGATGAACCAGCAGAAGTAAAGGCATAGGATGAACCTGTACCATAGGCAACAGCACCAGCAGTAGGTGTTGCACTTGCGTTTGTACCACCTTGAGCAATTGCAAGGTTACCACTGGTTACTTGGGTAGCTGAAATAGCTATAGAGGTGTTTGTAACGCCTGTAATCTGCCCATAAGCGTTCGTTGTTAGTACGGGAATGGTACTGGCAGTACCGTACGTTCCAGCAGTTCCTACGGTCGCTAAAGAGATCGTTCCTGAGGTGGTGATTGTTCCACCAGATAGACCAGCACCTGCTGTTATAGATGTAACTGTTCCTGAACTACCTGAAGTTCCATTAGAAGCAGAGGTAATACGTCCATAAGCATCAACAGTAATGTTGGCTGTGGTGTAAGAACCTGCAGTTACAGCAGTGGTTGCGAGTGCAATCGTAGGGTTACCAGTAGAAGCATCTCCGTTGGCAACTGTGATTTGACCTGAGGTGCCAGTGATGACTTTGTAGCCAAGATTGGTTCCGTTAACTGACAAAAGTCCTGTGCCTGAGACTGCGGCAAAGTTTGCCAACACCCCAGTTGTCGATAGTGTTGGGTTACCTGCTACTCCATTACCATTGGTAATAGATAGGCCTGAACCTGTGACCGTGATTGTTCTTGGAGCAATAGTACCTGAGCTTGTCTTGGCAATCATGCCAACACCAGATACCTCTAACGAGCCAGAAGTACCATTTAGGTAGATTTGGTAAGTAGAACCTGCTCCACCATCAGTCAAGCCTAAGCCTGTGCCTGTAGTCAAATAACGTGAAGAGGCCAATGCAGGCGTAGCACTGACAGTCAAAAACTGATAAGTGCTCAGGTTAGAAGTAGCTTGAATAGCACCTGTCGTCGTCTGAACCGTTACCCCATTTTGTACAATAGGTACTGACTCAGAGCCTGTTAGGGCACCAGCTACAGGTAACTGTGTGATCGTGATATTCGCCATGATTATTGGTTCTCAGGTGGACTTGGACTTAGTGTATCAAGATTACCATTTGTTGATGGTGTTTGTGTATTATTTTCTGGTGACAATGCCCACTGACCGTACCCAGTTTCAATGATTGCGTCTGGCACCACGTCGATGTTGGTATCAGGTCTTGGGAAACGGATGTTGATGCGTTCCGTTTTGCGAGCCGCCAACCTGTAGGGGTCCTTCTCATCCTTACAGCCTTGGGCACACACTCGGAGGCCGGGGAAGTTAAAGTCCATACTCATCTCTGCATGGGGACGCTTCATCTTACATCTATCGCATATCGCAATAGATATATCAGACATCCCTCGTGTATCAATGAATATAGGCATTACACTGTCCTCCCTTGAGCCAACAATGTAGCACGACGAGACTCTACACGCTTGTCAATTTGTTCTGGGGTTTGTTTGCGACCTTTTTTAGCGGCAGACAATTTAGCTCTTGTTTCATCAGAAACAAGTTTCCCTGCATTACCGGGTGGCTTTCCAACCAACCAAGGCGTAGGACGAGGAATACCTTTTAATGGGCTAACGTAATCAGGTCCTCTAGATTTAGAAATTGGAGGTCTTGTGCCACCAATATTGATGTTCCATCCAATATTTTCTGAAGGACGCAACTTGATCTCGATCTCATAGCAGTATTCTTCATCAGATATCAAAATAACTTCTTTAACCAAGTTATCCCAACCATATTTGTTTACAGCATTGACCAGTATTGGGTTATCGTGTCTGCCCTGCTTAACAGCCCACTTGTGACCATACTTCCAACGCTTCTCAGCTTTTCTGGCAACACCAACATATCCCTCTGAAAACATATCAGAGTGATGTGGTGCTCTTATCCAGTAAACTGAGGTTTCTATGGTATTCATGTAATACTTTTATCTTGTATACACAGAAATATTCGGACTAAAGTACTCAGGCGACTTGTCTCTTTCTTCTTGTTCGACGTCGTAGAGGAACTTATCAGCCATTTTTTCCAAATAAGCTATGCGAGTTGGGTCAACTTGTGGCAACTCCAAGCTCATTCTGTGAGCTAGCATAAAAATAGTAGCCTCATACCATCTTTGTGGGATGGCTAACTGCTGTTGAAGCGTTCCAACGTCCTCAATCTGGGCTGAATACCACACAGTCATCTGCACAAATGACGTATTTGGCACAGGCCAGAGCGTCATGGTAGGTTGATTGATGGTTCGCTGGAAATAATATTGAAAAGGCTGGTTAGCAGTGAAGTTTTTGTTAGGAAGATTGGTGTAATCATCCCTGTTTAGGCGAGACATCTCGATTTCGGTGCTGTTATTGCCCAAAAACCATTCTCTGAGGGCCAAAGTTGTGCCATTGAAGGCTTGGATTCGGTAAAACTCCACGTTGAACCCGGGGTCCACATCCTGCCACACCCACTGCCCATCAGTCACAGTCACATTTGTACCTGTGTAAATGGTCTGCCAGTTCACCCCATCACTAGAAGCCTGCAAATAGTAGCTCCAAGTTGCTGTTCCAAAGTTCGCCACATAAGGCATGATGCCTATTGAGCCAATGTATTGGGGATTTGATGTCCCATAATCGACTTGGAAATAGCTATTTGGGTTAGTTTGTTGGCAGTAAGTCGATGTGTTTCCATCGCTGATGTTGGCAACAACGCCACCAGCACCAGATGTGTATGAGCCAGAAGGTCTTGCCAATTGGCGATATAAGACGTTTAGAGCGTCGTTTGCACCTAAAGGTAGCAGATACTCATACTGGTTAGCGATCAAGCCTACAACGGTCTTTTGAATGGCAAAGTACTGTATTCCACGGTTGATCATGTTTGACAAAAGAAAATACAAGTTTTCTCTTGCAAACTGTTGTTGCTCGTCAGTGATCTCTTCAGCTAATTTTCCACAGCGACGCACAGCATGGTCAATGACCGTCTGCGTATTTATCACTGTGGTGCTTACGGTTCCTGAGAAAGCCATGTTTTTTCCTTACCAACCAGAACAGTTCCAACGCTTTAATGATGCTTTTGCTCTTGGTGCATCACCCTTGGCGTGTTTAACTACTCCAGACATCCTTGCACAAAACGAATCTTTTCTTGAGCCACCTTGAGGTTGGGGTGCTTTGAGATGGCTACCAGTCTCTCGATTGTACTTTTCTCTGCCCTTGGCAGTTAGTCCAGCACCCCTGTCTGTCGATAATTTTTCACCACGACTGACAGCCAAGTTGACGCCACCACCATTTTTTTTCTTCGCAGTTTTAGCTGACTCAATAAAGGCTTCCTTGGTTGGGGCACCCTTAGCTCCGACACGACGCATTTTTTCGCCAGATCCATGGGCTATCCGCTCCTGTTTAGCATGGATATTGGCATACAAACCACCTTTTGCCATTTTCTTCCCCTCATCAGCTTTGACAAACTCTTTGCCAACTTTTTGTGGAACGCCACCAAACCCACCTTTAGTGTGGGCGGCGGCCTCCATCAATCGATGTTGAGCAGGTGATTTAGAGGGCATGATTAAGCCTGTGACTCTTGCCAAGACAAACGGGCAAACGCTGTACCGTTTGAACCAATTTGGCTAACTGTCACATACAAAATATCAGGACCATCAGGATAGGTTCCTGCTTGGCTTGTAGGAACGCTGTTTGACAATCCACCTCCAAGAGCCGCATTACCAAATGGAGCAACTGCGGTCAAATCCAAAGCTGTTTGTCCAGATGTATTGGTAAAGAATGCCGCAATTGATTCACCGCCAGTAATGGTGGTTGCTGTATTGGTATTTATCGCAACTTGCACAATTGATGTTGTGTTTGTTCCGTTTTGTGTTGGAGACGCAAAAGATGTGAATCCACTTGTTCCACCAATTACACCATTCAAAATGAACTGCACCAAGTAACTTGTGGTTGTCAACATAGCAATCTCACGCATTTGCAATTGCAAGCGGTTGATAATCTCTTTAACACCCAATGTACCAACAGTTCCGTTATCTACTGAAGGAGCCACACGAATAGCCATGATTGGCACAGCAGTTGAACCTGTAGTTGAAACCGCAGAAGTCATACCGTAGTTATAAATCAATGATACGTCTTGAGTGAATCCACCATCCATCACCACTGATGAACCCCAGTGAGACAATTGAGCGGCGGCATCTGGAGATGCATACTCAACAGCAACAGGTGCAGTGGCTGAATAAGTGAATGCAGTTGCGGCCGCACCACCCGTTCCACCCCTTGTAACACCATTCAAAGTTGTTGATGTCAAGCTTGAATATGTAATGTATTCAATTGCTCCAGACAATCCGTTACCAATAATTCTGGCTGTTCCACCTGCTGGGTTGAATCCATATGTGCTGACAACATTGATTGTGGTATCAGAAACTCCAATACTTGATGTAATGGTAGTCAAAGGCAACACATTGTTTTGCTCATAGTGCGAAGGCAGGTTGCCTGAACGCATATAAGCTTGGTATTGAACATTATTGTTTTGGAATCCATAAACATAAATGATTTGACCATTTGTTGCACGGATACCAAACCTAGCAACACCAGCACCATACCAAGAGTAGTCAATGTAAAACATCTGTACTCTAGTCAAGTCAAGATTATATCCAGAAGGATTAGAAATAGAGTTTGATCCGTCGCAAACATCCCACCATTGTGACTGAGGAATCTTTACCTCAACAATCCTAGAAATCAATGCATTGGAGATGGTTGTACCACGATACTCAGGAGTAACGTACAACTGTGTGTCGCTGGTAATTGTAGTCACACGGTGTGTTTGTCCACGAATCACAATGTAATCACCAACCACCAATTGTGTTGAGAATTGAGTATTGCTACCTGTTACCAATGAACTATTTTGGGTTGCTGTGACATTTCCAGTGATCTGGTTAACGCTGTTACGCAATACGCAATATAGTGTCTGGCCATCAAATTGGAAGAACATACCGTTTTGGCTGTCAAAAAATCCAATTTTGTTGCTACCACCGTACCATGAATATGGGCTGACGTGAGGAATCAATGGTGCTGTACTTGTTGCAGGAGACGCTGTTGGCGCACTCAAAGCAGTGTAAGTAAACGTCAAAGCATTGGCAACGCTTGTAATTTTGAAAGTTCCGTTATATCCAGACTGATCAAAACCAGATACTTGGACATAAGTATTTACAGTCAAATTGTGAG